AATGGTCCATAACACGGTAATACAGCCGAGCCAACGTCTTCCCCTCGTTACCAAGGGGGGCAGATAGTAGTGAAAGCTATGCTTGTGCTATCTACCTATTGGAGAATCTGTATGAAGTACCAGAATTTGAGGTACCATTCCCATAGTTAGTGAAATTTGTTTCAAAACATCTTAAATTACCCAATTAATTCACATTAAAAGGCTAATCAAATTGTTCTGAAAACCATACATCTTTTTTACGCTGCATTGCTGCAGTTTTAAAGAGATCTTTGGCAAATTTTGCTACACCTTGAGAAACTTTTACATTTGATCTATCTTGTAATAAAATAGTTGGGTCAGGGATAGTTACTATTTCTAGTAACTCTCTCCAAGCCTTTCTTTTAATTACATCCGTTAATATCTCATTCACTCTTCCTGACTCAGCTTGACAGCTTTGCCAGACAGGATGATAAGGCATTATCGGATATATATCATTTGTAAAATCCTCTCCTTGGTTTACGGAGACTTCGGCAAAGAAAGTTTTCATACGATTTTGGAAACCTATAAGGAATCCTTTCGTATCTTCATTTCTTTGCATGATTTCTCGTATTAATGTTCTCTCCAATAACCAATCTAAGTATTCCTTAGCATCGGCAGTGCCGTTGTTCGGGAAAGGAAACCATGATGTATCATTTTTCTTAATAAGAAACATGATTTCATCAGTGTTCCCTGTTTTCAAATATTTCCAAACTGCTGAAAATTCAGCAGCTCGGTTTGAAAATGACTTAGCATGTTTATGTGGAGTTCCCATCTTTACGAATAAATCATAAAGTAAACCAGGCACGTTATTGTATTGACGAGCTGGCATTCTCTCAACGATGGAATAAATCATTGGAACGAGAAGATGGTACTTACCTATAGAGGATAACAACCCTCTAAGTGGTATACCACTTATTTCGATCCCGTGACTAACCCATCGTTTTGCGAACTCATACGTATGTTGTGAAGCATGCGTCTTGTTCGTAGAGATACCTACTCCAAGAACAGACAAGATCTCACAATACTTTTCTGATACAGCAGTATCTGCTATAACAATATCATCTCCTAGTAACATATAATCTTTGAAAGGCATAGTTTTACCTATGGCTTTCGCGGAATATTGAACTACGAGATGATGAGTTAAAGCAAATATTGCCCATGAGCTATATGCTCCCATTGGTTGACCTGCACAGTATTTCACTGTACGTTTCTCCCATGGGACATATACTTCATAATCAGTAAGTAAGCTTGACCATGCCCGACTGATGTCTCCTGTAGATAATTCTTGAAACAACAATCGTTGTAATTCAAGAGGAAATCTATCAGTTGCAGCAGTTAAATCTATACTATAGTAGGGACCTTCTTTTTTAATCATAAATGGATTCTGATCGAATGTTCTATCCTGTGGAATTAATCTTAAAAGATCAAAACCATATGAATGAACTCCTTTCAGAGCCATTTGTGACCAATAATCGAAGATACATATTATTCGAGCTTTCCCTTCTGGATCATTAACTATTGATAATTTTCGAAGAAAATTAACATTAGCTGGTGATCTAGCATGAAAAGCTTTGGATAGTACGTCAAACCACTTTTCAGTGGGTTGAGCCCACTTAAGGATGGGTTTCAAGATCGGTGGAATATTAGGGATTATTCGTCCCATGATATTCAACGGTTCTGGATATCCACCCGTAAGTCTAACTAATTCATCCTTCATTTTCTCAGATACTTTATGTGTCTGTAAAACAGAAGTTGGAGTAGTTACTCCTATAGGACCAGATTTATTCGAGTTTATCAAATCACTAAGTGTAAATTTACTTTCAAACTTAGGAAAGTTGTACATCTCAACAAATTCAGGAATAAATTCCTTCATTTGATAGGGTATATAACCTTCCCAAGGTGAAGTAATCGTTGACAAGCCAGGATCTTTAGTCCCAGGAAGACATCTGGAGATTGAAAGCAATGTTAAAACAAAGCTTTTACCTTCATTTGTACCTAGGACATCTAATAATGGATCGACTCCTTTTGGGAGACCATCTTTTCTTAGAGATAAAGACCCCTGAGGTGTTAACAGTGGTTCTCCACAAATATAACGTGTGATATGCAACTTGATTGCTTTTATGTGACCTATGGTCCATAAAAACCCTCTAGTTGAATACCACAGTCTTATTTTAAGAGACCACCACTCACTTATGAGTTTGGAATTCTCAACACTCGGGTACCACCATGTTATAGCCCATTGAATAATTTTCATTAGGCTTAGCATTGTTAAAGTGGTAAGTTGTAGGGTCACATGTCTTGATCTAAATAGGAATTCTCCACGTTTCCATGGAGGTCGTAAATAGAGGGATTGCCCACTCTAGTATATAATACTACAGTACCAATAATGTGGGTGACTTTATGTCACATATGGCCCTCGAAAGAGG